GCATCGACTGTGCCGCCCCCGCCCGAGCCGGATGACGCGCCGATGATTAGGATGTTGTCTTGAACAAGCTGCTGGACGCCGTTGCGGTCCGTGAGCCTTATTTTGATACTGCCATCAGCACAAAGAAGCTGAGGAACCCGACCGCTCGCGTCCAAAGTGATCGGATTGGGCCACGCGAGGGTTAAATCCGTGTCCTGATAGCAATTCTGCGGCGTCGAAGTCGTGCCAGCCGCGATCAAGTACAGCAGCCCGCCACTGAGCGGATTTGCAGACGCGTCCAATTGCTGCGTCATGGAGATGCCGGGGATGGTTCCGGCCGCATAGACAGGCGAGAGCAGCCCGGCTAGAATCCCCAGCGTGACGAGTAGGCGTTTGAACATTTCGGATACCCCAAAGAAAAAGCCGCCTCGGAGGGCGGCTTAAGGACAAAAAGATGCTTAGAGCTGGTTGGATGGTATTTCAGGCGGTCATTGCCGCCCCGGTCTATTATTTCTGCGCGGTCACATTGCATGGCGAAGGGTTGGCCCCCGGTATTGTGGCCATGGGCTTCGCCTTCCTCGTCACGTTAGCGATTGTTTCTATTCTCGACTGGACGCGACGATTGCGTGAACGCAACGAGGCGAAGCGCAATGCTAGGCAAAGCACTCTGCGGAGCGCGAGCGGCGGCACGCAGCAAGTTGGCCGACCCAGGATTAGTCAGGATATTCGCAAGCTCATTTAAGTTGCTGCCGAGCTTATACTGCTCGTACTTATCGACTAGCGGCTGTAGTAGCCGAGTTGGATTCGCACCGATCTTCGCGGCGTCTCGCGCCAAGCCACCTGCGCCCTGCAACTTGTTGATCTCGGAATTATATGCGGTGCGCGAGCCGATTCCCTGCCGCGTCCCGGTCGCCTCAAGCACGTCCAGCAGCCGATTAAATCCCTGCCAGCGCTGCGCGCCATTTGGCAACGCCGTAACCGCAGCCTCTAAATTAGCGGCCTGCTGTGGATTGCCGACAAGGCGTGCTCGGAACTTGGCTCCGCCCGCCTGATTAGCCCCGGTCTGCAAATCCTTCGCAGCTTCATTGAACACGCCTTCAACATGAGCGCGGACCAAATCTTCTGCGGCGCGCGGATTACGGTTCGTCAGGGCGCGAACTGACTGCCCAATTTCCTGCTGACTATTCGCCAACGGTTGAGACGGGAACAGCGCTTCAATGGCCTGCTTGGTGGTCGTGTCTCGCCCCGCCGCTTTCCCAAGAGGACTGTTCAGGAATGGCGTCAAGTATTGCTCACGCATCCTTGTTTGCGCGGCAAGGGCGGCCTGGTAGGCGCTCGGGCCATTGGTGGCCGCACGCTCAGAGGCTATCGCAAGGTCCCTCACATCGCCGCCCAGCGTGCCCGTGGCGGAAGCCACGGCTTGGCTCGCATTCGGATTGAGCGGCTGTGCGGCGTTCTGAGCGCGTTCTTCAAGCTCCTTCTTAACAGCATCGTAAACAGCAATAGAACGATCGCTTTGACCACGAACGAAAGAATTGCGCGCCGGATCATTTCGAACGGCATGAAGGGCCTGCGCAAAAAGAGGATCGGCCACCATAGCGGCATGGACTTGGCGCGGCACAAGATGCTGTCCGGCCGCATCATACATGGGCCGCGTCGCGGTATTGATCGCGCCTCGAATGCGAGTTGCTATATCTTCACCAGCACCACCGACTGCCGGCCCAATAGCGGACGGGTTAGCATTGACCGGCGCGATATTGCCCAATTCCCCGCGAACGGCAGTATCGACTTGCTGAGGACGTTGGCCGAAAAACGTAGCCATGCGGCTTTCAGTCTGCGGCGAGGCTTCAAGGTGCCGCATCATGTTCGTCAGAACTGGACGCCCGGCCACTTGGCTAAGCGCCTCCGGCCACGCCAACTGAACGCCCCTCCCGGCAGCATCCTGCATCAACGCATCGGCCTGATTGACCATCTGCGGGGTGATGCCATCCGGCAACTGCTGCTGGATAGCACGCGCTGCCGTACCCGGACGGGAAGCCAAGGCAGTAGCCCCGCCGCCGGCAAGCGCCCCGAGGAAGCGCGCAACCGGCTCATAGCCAGAGCCTTTGGTCAGTTGCCCCGCCGTCTCGCTGCTGGCTGCTGGAATTAACGTGCGTGCCGCTCGACCTACAAGGCCGGCTTCACCGCCGAAAGCAGCGGGCAAAAACTCGCCAGCCGTCTGCGCGTATTCGCCCGCCGTTGTCTTCGGCTTGTAGAAATCGCCAGTATAATGCTCGATCCCTTTTTGAATATCGCCAGAGGTGGGGGCGTTGGCGATTGCAGCGGTCGGGGGGAAGGCGTTCGCGCCCTGATAAACCGTGTCCTTGAACTGCTGCACCCTATCGGCAGGAATGCCGAAGTGCTGCGCCGCGTAATCAACTCCGGTTGAAAGAAGCTGGCGGATGTCACCCGCCGCGCCAGCGATGCCGATGCTGCCCTTCACCGCACCAATGCCCGCCGACTTCGCAACGTCCTCAATAGCGCCCGGCTCGGCAAACGGATCATGATCGACTGGAACCAATTTCGGACCAGCAGCCTGATCCGGCCCTATAACTACGCGCGGACGGCCGCTCGCGCCAACCGGCACCCCTCCTGGCGTGACAGCAGCATCACCCGCGAACGGGTCGAAATCAACAGGCTGCAAGGTTGCCATTATTGGACCACCTGAAGATACTTGCCGGGTCGGTTAGGGTCGGGAACGTAGAACTTACCGTCCGGCGCTTGTTTTGCTCCAGGCACCGGTGCCGCCTTCGTGGCGGGGGCGGACTCAGCGGCCGGCGCATTCGGATCAGCCTTAAACCCACCCTTCGCGAACGCTTTGAAGTTGGCATAGGGGCTAGGCAATGCGCGAAGTCGCTTCATCGCCTCGGATGGCGTGACGTCTCCTGCCAGCGCGGCTTCAGCTATTTTCGCCCGCTCGATCTTGGACTGAGCCAGCCCAGCCAACGTATTCTGCACGATCTCGTTGCCGGCATCAGTCTTGACCAGATTCGGAAGGCTGTTCTTGAACATCCTGCCTTCGTAATCCGACGTAGCGCCTGAGCCTGGGACGCGCTGTGTCGGCGTCAGTTTGTCTACAATAGCGTTGTATGCCTCGATCTCTCCGACGTTATCGCCAATCTTGATACCGTATTGCGCAAGCGCTCCTCTGACAGCCGCCCCGCCGCCCGTCTTGATCTTTGCGCCGAGGTCGCGAAGTTGGCCGACAAGGGCCAAGTCCTGCGTGGCAGTGTCGCCCTCCTCGCTCAGCTTCGAGAATCGCTTCGCAATTACTTGGCCTCCCTCTTTGGCGAAAGCATTCTGACCCTGTGTATCGACATTGACCTCAGTCTTGCCCGCCGCCTTGTTGCCGCGAATCCAGTCAGTCATAGAGCCGATGGAAGGGTCTTGCGATTTGGCAAAGACGTATTGCTTCACCTGATCCGGCAATTTGCTCTGATCGAGTTCGGCCGCGAGTAGCTTGCCGCCCATTTCCTTCTCATTGGCCGAAATGCCGGGGATGGACATCATTTTCATAAGCTGAATCGCGCGCGGGCTGATGCCTCCCGGCTGCGGCTGGCCCGGCACAGCGTAGCCTTGCGCCGGCTGGGAATTGGCTGGAAGCGCGGCAGGGTCGTTGCTCGCCAATTGAGTGTTGCGGGCCAACTCCACATGCGGCGGATCGTTGGCGACAGGCTGGGCAAGGCCGTACTGCGGCAGCAGCGCACGCTGCTCCGGCGTCATGCCAGCGATATCGACCGCGAGGCCGCGCTCATGGTTCGACGAGCCGGGAGGCGCTACCGGGTTCGGATTGATGCCACGATCGGCATAGAGACGCGCCTGATCCGCATTGCTGCGGAAGCCGCTCGACATGCTCGTGCCGGGATTGTCCTGAATGAAGTCCTGCGACCGATCGGCAAGGCGCAGATCCATGCCGGGTTGTCCCGGTAGCGCGTTGCTGTCGTTCGGGACTGTAGGGCCGGCCGCGACCGGTCCAGCGTTCCCCATAGGTGGGGCCGAAGGATTGCCGACGCCATAGAGAGAGCCGAGTGAACTGCTAAACGCCTTGCTCGCCTCCTGCTCCTGCCCGAGCTTAAGCAGGCTCATGGTGCTGGCGAGATCGCCTAGAGACGCCACCTTGGCCGCAGCTTGTTTATAGTCGATCGTGCCGTTCGCGAGGCTCTTCCCAAGATCGGCAAGCGTCTGCTGCTTCTGTCCCTGATTGATGCTCGCCGTCAGTTGAGACAACTGCGGCGTGATGTCGAGTGCCGGGCCGTAGCTGGGGATGCCTAGCGGGTTGATCGCCATCAGAACATCTTCCCAATGCCGCTGAGAAGGCTACTCCCAACAGTCCCACCGCCGCCCGTGCCGTGCCCGAACAGCGACGTGCCCAACCCGAGCAGGTTCTTCGCGCCGGCAGCCTCGCCCTGAGCTTGCAAGTTGTTCGCGCTCGCAAGACCCGTGGTGGACGAGCCGAGCAGGTTCGTCAGATCGGAGGCGTTGTTCGTCGCCAGTGTGCCGAGACCGCCGTAGACGCCAGCCTGCCCCGTTGCGGCCCCGCTTGTGGCCTGTAGCGCGTTGTTGTTGATGCCGCCGAGACTGGTCAGCCAGTTGTTGTATTGCTGGTTCTGGAGGTTCTGGCCGAACGTCTGCGCGTCCTGATCCGCGTTGCCGCTGTCGAGCATCCCACCCGCTGCGCGCCGACGATTGATCGCGTCAAGCCCGGCAGTCATGCCCGACTGATAACCGGGATTGTTCTGGAACGCAGCCGAGGCCGTTGCATTGCCAGACGCGCCATTGATCCCAAGCGCATTGAGCAGCATGTCCGTGCCGCCCGTGTACTTCTGGGCGAGCGACGACAGCGGTTGATACGCCCCAAGCGCGTTGTTCAGATCGCCGCGCGCTGTGTCGTAGCCCGCGTTGATATTCGCCGTGCCGCCCGACTGATAGGTGTTGTAGAGGCCACGATTTTTGTCCGCAGCCTCTTTCTCCGCGCCCCCGCCGAAGAGGGCCGATAGGAATCCAGCCATGTCGGTTAATCCTAATTCGCGCCGGGCTTGAATTTCTTCGCGGTGCTGTTCCAGACAAGCACCTGCGTATTTGTGATGGCCGTGGAATTATCCACGTCGGGCATATCGAGAACGCCGCGCTTCACCAGCGCTGTAAAAAACGCGTACCAAATCGGATTGACGACGCCGCCTTGAAGGACAATCGGTTCGTCTTGCGCGGGGATGACAACCTTCATTTCAGCACGTCCACTTTCATGTCAGCGCCCATCAGCGCGAACGGCACGCTGCTCGACATATCGAAGCGCCACTGGACGCCCTGCACGTCAGCAAGGCCCCAGATCGAGGACCGCACCCGCCCGCTCGTAAGCGCCTGCCGGCCGATCTCGACGACGCGCGGGTCTTTCCATGTGTTGCCGCCGTCGCGTGATATGGAAATCTCAATGTCAGGGGCAGTCTCGACCGGATCGAGGCCCTCGGCGTTGCCAGCGCCTTTTGTCAGATAAAGCTCGATCGAATTGATCCGCACAGCGGCCGGAAACGCGCCGGCCGGGCCAGTCTGAATCCTCATACGCAGCGGGTCGCCAACCTCTGTCTGCTCGTCCATGCTGATCTCGAGCAAGTCGCCGGTGTTGAGATCGCCGCACAGCCACTTGTCGAACGCTTTGACCGGGAAGCACGCCCGCCAGTATTTCACGAGATAGCTTTCCCGCTCGTGCCATGTCTGCTCGCCAACGTCATAGACCCAACACCAGTTTGCGCCCTGCACCGCGACGAAGGACCGACCGGCCGAGATAAAGACGGACACGCGGATCGTTGACTTGACAGTTTCGCGCGAAATCGCCAGATCCAGATCGGGCGGTGATATCTTGCTTGTCTGGTAGCCGTTCAGGGTGTGAACGCCGAAGTCGTCACCGACGAAGAAGATGCCCTTGCCGAACCCGTCCTCATGGCCGGCGATTGCATACGCCCCGATAATCCCGCGCGGGATTGTGGCGATGTAACTCCACGGATAGGCCGTGTCGTTCTGGCCGCCCCACACCTCCATCGACGCGTCGCCGCAGAGCAGGATTTGCCCGTTGCCGAGTGGAATTGCCCGTAACAGGCTGTCCGGCTTGCTTTCGGCCGTCGCAACGTCAGTTGTCGCTATCGAAGTCGCATTGATGCCGGACGTTCGGGTCTTGCCGTCGCCGTAGGTGAAAACGAAAAACCCCTTGTGAAACACAACTGAGTTTGGCTGACCAACATCTGCATCCGGATAACTCGACACTGCACCCGATGCGATGACTTGCGCACCATCACCCGGTGACACGATCACGATATCCGGCGTGCTGGCGTTGTTCCGTGCCATGAACACGCTGGCCGTGCCGCTTACCGTGCCCGTCATAGCCGTTACCGTGCCGCCACTCGTGACCGAATAGGCCTTATCGCCAACGATGAAGTAAAGCAAAGAGCCGACGACGAGCGCCCCACGGAACACAGTCCCCGTGGTGTCCTTGAACAGCTTCAATCCCGGTGCGCGCCAGTAGGCATATTTCTGCCCGGCCGTACTGCTCAACTTCTCCATGTACGCATTGACGATCCGGCCGCCTGTCGCCTGGGAATCGCGCCCGGGTGCAGAGATGAGGGGGAGCGGAAGAGCGGTCATCAGAAGTATTCAGTCTTTAGCGGCTCGTGCGTCACGGTGCCGGCCGCAAGAAAGCGAAGACGTTGCTCATGCTGCTGAACCAAGGCAAGATCGACCGGCGCATTGCTGAACTTCGCAGCACTATGAACAGCAACGAGCCGGGCGATGGTTTGAAAGTAGCGGTCGGGAATGTCATCCCGATCGCCAATGTAGACGATGCTTTCAATCTCAGCCAAGACCGGATCGATATTGCCGTCGATCGTGGCGTATTCGATACTCCCCAAAGCCTCGCCGGCCACGGAAATGCCGAGTATCCCAGCGACCTCATAGACAAGATTGTCAGCGGTCTTGGACATGAGCGTTACGGCATCACGTAGTGAACAAGCATCGTAACGCGGCCCGTACCACCAGCATTCGCTGCGGTATCGACCTCAAGCTGATGCAGTGTCTCGGCGGAAAGCGTCTTCGGCCCGCCACTGGCTAGCACGCCGCCGCCGAAGAGACGCACGCCTGCTGTACTATTGCCGATACCGTCGCCGGTGACAGCAACAAAAGCACCCCAAGCATCTGGATCAGCCGTATCAACGCCATTCGCGGCGTAGCCAGCGCTGAATCCCCATGCCTCGGTTCCGGTGTCGATGTCTTGGCCGTAGATAGCCACATCGATAATTGTCGCCCCGGCAGGGGTCCTGCACATTTGGATGATATCGCCGTCCGCCGTGACAGCAGCGATATCGTATGTGCCCCACGCGACCTTGGCGTTGCCGCCAAAGCCATGCCCATGAACGGGCTTGCCAGTTGCGGCCTGAGCCGCAGTTACAGTTCCGATAGCCATTGTTCAGGCTCCTTACGATACGGTCGAGCTGGAGAAGAACCCGGTCACGACGCCGTGGTCCTTCGGGGTGGTGCGGTCGCCCGTACCGGTGCCAAAGCGCAGCTTGTCGACGCCGTAGATGGCCTCGACCGCCACGCCGCGCTTGTCGCCATAGTCGAAGGTCTGCTCCTTCGAGGTCCAGCGCTTCGCATAGGCCGCACCAACCGCCTGCGCACCGCACAGGAAGGCGGGAACGACGGTCGAAGTGTCACCGACGCCGGTCAGGGTGGAGTAATCATAGAGGTCGTAATCCTCCTTGATGATCACGCCGTCCCACAGGAGATCGCCGCCCTTGAACAAACGGTTGTTCTCCATTTCCAGCCGCACTTCGCGCTGCGCGGTCGTGATCGTGGTGTCGTTCTTCAGATCACGGAAGGCCAGCGGGTGAGTGTAGAGGATGAAGTATTTCCGGCCGTTCGCTTCGGTGCGAATGGGCCGAATCTTCGGGTTGGCACGGTTCAGCGCAATGAACTTCATCTTGCTGATGTTCGCAGCCGTCAGGTTTTCCGCAGCGGTCGCTGCCGTCAGGGTCGCAAGACCCGCTGACAGATCGCCGGACGAAGCCGTATAGGCATCGTTGCCGAAGAACACGCGATCCGAGTTGTTCGCGAGCCACGCATCGAGAACCGTCTGATTTCCGGCGGCGGCGATGTCGGTTGCGTTCATCAATATATTGCTGGTCCCATCGCTCATGACGCCCAGCGCCTTCGAAATCAGGCGCTCGGTATCCTTGAGCGACCAATCCTTGAGGACCGACTTGCCGGCTTCACGAAGGCCGATGGCCGAGAACTGCTCGTCGATTTCAGCGACCCGAACCGCGTTCCGGCGCTTGTCCACGGCCAGTTCGAACGATCGGGACGCCATGTCCTCTTCGTTGCCTTCAAGGACCGCGCGGCCCGTGATGGCGTCCTGGGTGAGCTTATTGACCAAGGCGAAGTTGATCCGGTCGCCCGGCTTCTTCATCAGGTTTTCTTTCACCTGGATGATGGAGTTCTCGTTCGTCCCCATCTCGCCCGCATAGCGGTTTTCGGTGAGGTATTCGGTGAAGTATTTGGAATCCCACTGTTCGACAGTGAGGCCCGTGGACACGCGAGTGTCAGCCATTGGTATCAATCCCTATGATGGAAGACACCCACCCAATAAAAAACCGCCAGAAGGCGGCTGGTTAGCGAGCGAAGATGTCTTGAAGCGATGGAGGCCCGGACCACGCCGGACCAGATCGGGAGCCGACGTTTCGGGCACCCGCGATGTTGGAGGGCATCACAGCGGCAGGAGCGGCCTGCTGTTGCTGCTGCCCGTTGTCGTTCTGCGCCAGCCCATGCTTGGCAAGGATTTCAGCCTCAACCCTGGCCCTGAAGGCTGTGGGATCGTTACCGATTTCCAATAGTGCCTGCTGGCGCTGATGCCACTGGACTGCCGCCGCGAAGATGTTCGGAGCGGTTGTGACCCTCTGATAATCCGCTGGATCGAGCTTGCCGGATTGCACAGCATCCATGAACGCCTTGTCGGCGGCCTCGATCTTGTCGTCGCCGAACTTCAGGCCGGCGACAAGCTTGGCATTCTCCATGAGAACCCGATTGACTGCATCGAACCTTGGATTGGTATTCTGCTGCACGGCATGTTGTGCAGCTGCATCCGGGTTTTCAAACCAGTCGGGTTGCTGCTGAGGTTCGGCTTTCGGCTTCTGGGCTTCCATGAGCTGCGCAATGCGCCGCTCCCAGGCGGAATCGCGCTCGGCGATCTCCTGGCGAAGGCTTGAAACCTCTTCCGTGTAACGCTTGGTCTTCTGCTTCTCGGCATGAAGCGCCTCATGAGGGACAAGCCTTTGCCTGCCATCACTCGGTTCTTCTCCGGTCGCGTCGTCCTGCTGTCCCTGCTGGCCTTCGCCATCAGCAACCTGCGGCGTTACTTCCTCATTGAGAGGCTGTTCGGGCACGGCTTCCGCCTGCCCGGACAAAATGTTGTCCAGCGAGTTCATTGGTCATCCTGTTATTGTGATAGGTCACATACGCCCTAGAGATCGGCGGCATCCGATTTTGAATGAGTCATCGTCTCAAACGCCCGTAACCCCGGCGGCGGGATAGGTTATGCAGGCTGCCTTGCCGGATGCTGCTTCTTGATCTGGCGGTTCGCGTCCGCGTCATGCACGGAGTGCGCAAACTGCGCGTGATCCAAATTCATGTCATGCTCGGCCTGCATGGGAGCAAGCGAGGTCAATGTGCGCTTGTGTTCCGCGCTCGCCCGCTTGTCATCGATGCCGGCCAATTCCTTCGCGACCTGTATCTCAGGCGGCAATTCGAACGGTTGCGGCTGGGGCTGTTCGCCCTGCCCGGACATGCCGGCTTCCGCCAGCGTCTTGACGGTCTGGGCCTCCTTGAGCTTCGCTCCCGCCTCGGTATCCGCCACCTCAGCCACGGCGCCGCGCTGCTGCAATTGCTGGGCAACCTGTTGCTGATGGCCTCGCCCTTCCTGTGCCTTGTCCATGGCCTTGAGGAAGTTTTGCTTGTCCTTCATGTTCGGCATGGCACTGACGATCGACCGGAACGGGATTTCGTTCTCGGCGTCGAATTTCTTCAGTTCAACCAAAGCCTGGAATTGCTCAAGCTGCGGCGTCAAGCTGTCCGGCGCGTCGTCAATGATGATGTCGCAATCAAGCTCAGCGAGATTACCCACGGCGCCTGCGATCTTCTGTGCGGCCTCCGGGTTCTGCTGAGCCAGCATCTGAACCTGCTGCGGATCGACGTTGATCCCGAGCCACTTGATGTTTTCCTCGTCGTCCGTGACCCTGATCCACTTCTCAGCGGTCCAGTATTGGCGGACGCGATACCAAATCTTGCGAAACACGCGCTTGTCGAGGTGACGAAGCCCGTCCATCAGATCCCCTATCTGGATCATTCCGCCTTGCTGGCTGGCGATGATGGCCTTGCCGGATGCTGAATTTGACCCCTGCGCCTTGTCGCCCATTTGCGTGGCGTTCGGGCCTTTGAGATCGATGGCGTTCTTGGCCTCCTGCAAAAGCTGGAAGTGAGCCGCCGCCAAATCCTCGCGGGTGTTGAATTGAATGCGCTTGTCGGCCAGCGCACCAGGCGCGACCTTCATCTTGCCATCAGGCCGAACCGACTGCCGGTGAAACTCATTGATGTCCTCAACCGCGCCGTCCTCATAGACGACTTGAGACGTGTTGAGCAGGTGCAGGCCCTTTGACCGGCGCTTGTTGATCTCATCCTGGAGCGTGATCATCTCACGCACGAGGCCATATCGGTTGTTATCCCGATCGGCATAGGCGGCCTGGAACACAAGCTCGTCGTCGCTCTCGCCCTTGTCGGTCTTGTGCGGAGACGGGCCAGCCTTGAGTATCCCGCCCTTGGTGAACTCCGCGAAATGCCACTGATTGTCGCGCTTGATCCAAATCTGGCAGATGCGAACCCGCTTGCGCTTCTTATCGGCCCAAAGGCTGAACTTTGGCTTGTCGTCGTAGGTATCGGACGGCGCGCCGCTCAGGGTAACGTCGAGAATATCCTTTTTGTCAGGATACAGCGCAAGCGCATCGTCGTAGTCCATCCAGGTTACGAGGCCCTTGTATCCCGCGTCCTCATAGTCCAGTTCGCTCGAATGCGGATCGGCAAAGGCACGATCCCAAGCGACCTTCTTCAGCTTGATCTCGACCCCAGGCTGGCCGTTGTAGTCCATGCCCCGTTCGACAGAGACGGCGATGCCGCCAGAGCCTTCAACCAGCATATTACGCCAGACGCCGGAACGCTTCGATGCGAAATCCTGTTCATCCGCCACATAGCGCAAGGCTTCCGTGGCCGCGTCCGCATCATCCTCATGAACCGGCGTGCGCGGCATCGCCTTGGGCATGACGCCCTGCTGCTTTTCCAGGCCGACCAGATAATCAATCTTGGTCTTGATCCGGTTGTCGATCACCGGCGGCTGACCGCGCTTACGGAGCGTTTCGAGCTCCTCATCGGTCAACTGTTTGTTGTCAACGTAATCCCGGTCGCGCTCGGAGTCCTTGCGTGCCTTATAGGTCGCGTCCTCGCTCTCTTCGAACATGCGGCAGAGATCGCCAACAGACAACTTGCCGTCGTCCGTTGTTGCGTTGTCATCGGCCATTAGATTGTTTTCCAGTCAGCATCGCTGCTCTCAACGCGGTCCCAGCGGTCGCGAGGCTTCGCAGGAGCCGCATTACTCGGCTTGATCCACGGCCGCGACATGCAGCCATACCGCCACTCATCTGCGGCGTGATCTTCCATGTTGCTGTCCAAATCTTCCGGTTTCGCGCTATCGTGTTGCAGAGCCGGTATTGTGCGAATGCTGTCCGCGCATGTCGAGAACGTGGCGATCATCGGCAATCCATCACCATCACCAATCAAACGCGCTCGCATCTGATCCCATCCGCCCATAGCGCCACGGCCCGGGACGCGCTTGTTGTCTGCCGGCCGGAAGTAAATCTTGCTGCCTGATCCGATCCTGATCCGCTCATTGATCGATGGGCCGCCATCCTCGCTGAACGCGGCCGGGTCCAGCACGCCATAGGACAACTTCGGGTCGTTGGCCTCTTTGCTCCAAAGCCCTTCGCCAACCTTCTCGGCGTGCAGCTTAAGCCCCGTGTTCGGCTTTCCGGGCTGACAGCCATACCACTCGCGGTACCGAACGAGACAACCACGCGGCAGCCAAACACCTTGCGGCGTCCTAAATTTCTCTCCGACGACAGCCCACCAACCAAAGCTGAACGGCTTTGCCGATCCCCAATCGCCAGACCTTAACCGTGTCCAATCCTTCGGAACTTCGAAGGGCGTGACAACGTGGCGCTTCGCATCCCAACAATCGAAGAACGCACCCTCGATCACATCCCAATCGCCCCAGCGCATCGCCTGAACGAGTGCAGCGCTCCCGAGGCCCTCCAGCCGCATCTCATAACCGGGGTCATCCACGGTCATGCTCGGGTTGTCTTCAAGCCTTGCCGGGATGTACTGGCGCAACATGCCGCCCTCGATTGCCGGCATCATCCGCAATTCCATCGGTTGGCCCGACGTTACGAACGTCGCCTTGACCCAGAGGTGCCCGACGTTGCCGGGATTCGCGCCGCACAGGATGCGCGGGAATTGCCCGGCATACTGCGGCGGGACCACCACGCCGACCATTCGGACGCGGTTCCTCAAGAACCGATACATCGACTCCGTAAAGTGCGTCAGCTCATCAATTAGCAGGACGTGGATTTCAGCGCCCTGATATTTGTAGATGTCCTTCTCGTCCTTGCAGTGGCAGAGATAAATCTTCGCCCCATTCCAGAAACGAATTTCGTCCTCGACTATCGAACACCAGCCCTGCGCTACCCAACCGGCCAGCATGGAGCGAAACCCCTTCGGGCCTTCCATGTGGTTCTTGTTCAGATCGTCCATAATCCGGCGAAACAGGTAAACTTGGAGCCCCGGAATCGCGGTGCACCAGACGATGGCCGCTATTCGCATCAGATGCGATTTGCCGCCGCCAGCCGCCCCTCCGTACAGAACCTCCGTTGCCGACGTTTCAAACGCCGTCCATTGCCTAGGATGAAGATGAAGGTTCAGGGCGTCCGGTGAGGTTGATGATCGGGACGAGCGGGCTGCCGTCTGCACCAGTGACCTCTTGAATCTGCTTATCGCGCCACAAATCAGGCCTGCGGTTCTTCAGCCAAAAGATTTGCGCCGTCACATCGGGCGCGCAGTGGTTCCGGTAAGGCGTGGCTGTCACAGCGCCCTGGAAGCTACTGAAATGCGTGGCGTCGTGCGTGTAACCCACCGCGCGCTGATACAGGCTGCGCTCGACCCTGTCATCGGCTTCAGCTTTCCCGCCCTTTAGGGCCTGCAAAAACTCTAGATGTTCCGACTTCCAATTACTGATGGTTCGGATCGAGACATCGAAGAAATCAGCCAAATCCTCATCTGTTGCACCGAGGTCGCATAGCTTTTCAGCCTGCTTTGTAAACTCTGGCTTGAACTTGGAAGGACGACCGCCGGCCATGACTAAACACAATCTCCATGCTCTGCCGTCCCGACCTGACTGAGCGGAATGCGGATCATGCGGCCTCGAAATTGTCAGCAAAATAGGCCGCAGCCACCAACCATTGGTCGTTATGGCTCTTCGGATTGCGCGCGATCATGTCGCCAGCTTTCGGAGAACCGGCCTCAAGGTCTGGCAGACTGACGCCCACCCGAGGGTCGAGCTTCTCTCCTGGGATAAATGGTCGAAGCTCCGCACTCTGCTTCCGGCGATACTGCTTAAACTCAATCATGCTGTGCCCCATAGAAAAACCCCGCCGCGATTTCTCGGGCGGGGCGCTAAGAATTTTGGAGCGGGCCGTTGGAATCGAACCCACCTGATGCTGCTTGGAAGGCAGATGCACTACCCAGAATGCGACACCCGCTGAATCAAAAACCGCCCTGCGGATTTCTCCGGGGCGGTGCAAGCAAATCAAATCACTTTGACGAATGCACCACATGTTACCGGACCAGTCAAGAGCGCGGTTTACTCGCATAGCCAAATCGCACAGCAAGCGTGGATAAACATTCCCGGAAGCGTTTCCCGGTGTATTTCCGATCTGCCTCTGACGAGAGACCCGAGATGCTTCTGACAACGGTCGCTTGCGATATCGACATTCCAGCCCCTAGAACGTCACATACGAGTTGATTGCCTTCCCGGCCCAATGCCTCACGAGCATTTTTTAAATCAACCACGGCGCGCCTCTGTTGATCTGTGAGCACTTCAGGAAGCTGCCCCCCGTCTACAGCCTCCTTGCCGGGGTCAATTGCCCTCACCCCGCCGATTTCGGCGTTCTCCCATGCGGCCTGCCAATGTCGGCCTGCCACGTAGTCGCATTGGTCGATCTGATTTTTTGATTTCATATCCGCAAGCGGGTCGTGCCGTGTCGATCGCAAGACCACGATCCTCCCTCCGTCGTTTGGGCATTCAACCTCGACCGCCGCCACCTGTGCATTACGCAACAGGTCGCGAGATGTCCGGTCATGGGTCTGCGCCCCAGGATCGTAGGCTTTGCCCTTTCGTCGCCTTGCCCCGACTGTCGTCTGCCCCATCATATTGCCCCTCGTCTTCGGATTGGAATGAACTCACGCGACCAACGGATGCCGATGCTCATTCGACCTCGTCTATCTCGACGATCCGCAGTCCAACCTTGTCTAGCGCGACTAAAAGGTAGTCCGCCCACTCCCCCTCGTAAAACTCGCGATTTTTCTTATCGAGCGTGAAAAGAAAATATCCGACAGGGTCTCTCAAGCGCGTCTCGCGGTGGTCTTCTTTCGAAAACAACGATGGCCTAGCCGCGCAAATGCTGGCTCCGATCCTCTCCCGGATATGGCCGGTCGGAGATACTATCTCGCCACTCCTGTTTGTTATCGGATATGGGAGCGTCATGCGTTGCCCAGATGATCTGATAGCTTCTTGAATCCCTCATAGACGCGCTTGTCCCGCTCATGGTCTCGCTGTGGTTCCGGCAAAAGCTGCGTCGCTCTCCGCTGCTCAATCATCATGCGGTGGCCACGCTCGGCGGCCCATGCGTCCATGTGCTTGCGGATTTTTGCCAAGGTCAAATCGTAGCGGTCAATAGCGCCGGCAATGCCGTGAACGGGATTAGCCGCGCGCTTGACGACCTCGAGCGGGTAGATCATCAGCGTTTGCACCAGGCCGGAGGCAAATTGTTTTGGGTCGCTAGCGGTTATCTCCGAGTAGCAACCGAGAATTTTCGCCGCCGCTTCTGTCGCTTCCTGTGGTGAAGGCTTTGAGTCCATCGAGGATATCCCGTGTTTCCTGTTTGCTTTGCTGGTACGGCGTTAAGGGCTTGGCAACAGGCCCATCCCGGCAGCAGGCCGCAACGTACTCAGCCGGGTTTTGTTTTTGTGACGCCTGCTCGATTGCAGCACGAGCCAATGCGACGTTGCGGCCCTTGGCTTTCAGAAGCTTGCCGATCAGGCCGCCAGCGCCCTTGCCGAGGACTTCCCTGCCTCGCATGAAATATTCACGCTCAGGAATCGACGGGTCGAGCGGCGCGCCAGTGCCAGAAGCGTTAGCTTCTGAACTATCTTTATCTGTATCTGTATCTCTCTCTGGGGCGTTACATTGCGTTACATTGCGTTTTGCGCCGTCGCGATGCTTCTTAACGCGGCCTGTTGAGCTGTCCTCGCGTTTCGGCTGGCGCTTTTCCCAAGCCGATAAGTGCCCGTCGATAATTATGTTTTTCTCTTTCAGGCATTCAATGACGCGGGCTACTGCGCTTTCATCAAAACCGGAGAATGCCGAGTAGGTCTCCACGTCGAAATCTTCGACGCTGCCGCGATCATTTTCGTTCTGGCTCGCATAATCGAACAGTGCCCAAACAATCGCGGACACTGCGCCGGCGTGCGTTTCACTGCGTTTCGCAATGAGTAGCCATTTTGGGTCGGTCGGCGCGCCGTGCCATGATCGGAACCAGTCCATTAGTTCGCCATCCCCAGCGCGACCATGTAAGCGTCAACGTCCGCCTCAAGTTCTTCGGCAGCCTTCTTATCTGCACGCTGCTTGCGGACCACTACGCGCAAGGCTTTGGGATTAAACCCATTGGATTTTGCCTCCGCGTAGACATCACGGATGTCGTTTGTGGTGTCCTTCTTCTGATCTTCAAGCGTATTGATCCGCTCGGTGATCGACTTGAGTTGCCCGTTTGAATTATGCCCCGCATCGCTCATTGATTTACCTCTTCCGGTTGATCTTGAGATGGTTCTGGATGCGCTTCCCGGTAACAAAGATCGTGCCAACGCAGATTCTCTGACGGGATGAAAATGTATGTGGCTGCATCGCTGACGATCCGGCCGCAGTGCGGGCATGGCGTTCCGCCGCTCATGCAACCTCCCTCGCCTCTTCAGGCCCGACATTGGTTATTTTCCACATGCTTCCGGATTTTCGGATGATGCGGAACTGGAATGGATAGATCGACGCGGCGACTTTGATTTTCACCGCCGCGTCGTCGGTCATGAACCCTTTGATTTCGTCCATCACGATTTGGCCGTCTCGACGAAGCAGCATGAAATCGCAGGTGTAAAACGTGCTAGGCGCGAGCCTCAGCTTCACGCCCTCGAACTTCCACCACAGCACGTCGCCTGACACCTTAAGAAGCTCCAGATGCTCGGCGTATGCGGCCTCGGTGCGGTTCATCTGACCCGCCGGCAAGCGCCCCAGCGCCCTGTAATCGAATCTGGTGATGGTGTGGCTCATCGGGCCTTCTCCGCGTAAACGACTTCCCCATTCATTTTTCGCCACCCCTTAAATCCTGACCGCTTCTTGATGCCCATGTTCTTTTTGCGGATGCGCGCGACCTTTGCCTTGAGCTTCACGTCAAGCTTGGTCTTGCTCGCGTGGCACGGCTTGCAGAGCCATTGAAAGTTGGTCTCACGATGATGCCCGCCAAGGATCAACGGGATGATATGATCGCACTCACCGGGCAGCGCAGGGCCAGTCTCGCGTGTGCAGACTGTGCAGCGGCCATCGGACTTGCTGGCAACCCGCTCGATCACGCGCGGCGGGATCTTCGCGTCGTCGTCCTTGCCGATCCATTCGGGAAGATCGCGGCTCATGGCTGATAGCCCAAGATGTCCGCCACTTGCCGAAGCTGATGGGCGCTCGCTTGGCCAAGAAGCCTTTCGATTTTGTGCCGGTGGTTATTGCGCCAAATATCGTCCTGCATCGCCTGAAACGTGAAGAATCCACGCCCTGCGTACTGCATCGCGGCTGGGCAACTGCCGTCCTTCTTGCTGATCTTATAACCGCGACTGGTGATCCAAGACCGATTAGTCTCGCCAATGATCTCTTCTTCTACAAAATGCTTTTCGTAAATAGCAGCCCCGCCAAATCCGGCGCGGTCATAGACCCTAACGTTCCCATCAAAACGGTAGACCTTGTCGCCAACATTCATCGTTGTCATGCGGCCTCCGCTTGGTCATGAAAGACGACGCCGTTCTCAACGCCCCACGCTGCGATGAACTCGATCAGGTCCGTCATTTCCTGTTTCGATAGATCGGACGATGATTGGCCCCATGGGATGAACGTCGAGTTGTCTAGCGCCGGGATGAACTGCACCTCACGACCGCATGCGTGCATGAACAGAACCTTCCACTGGTCCGGCGTGTATTTCCGGCCGGCGTGCTGCTTTTGCGAAGCAACATCCGTGAGCATGGCCCACATGCGATCGTTCTGCGGCAAGGAGCGCTTGGCGTTCTTAAACTCGATCCTGGCCCCCGTAGGCACCTGCATGGCCCAACGCGCCGCTCGGTCTCGGTCTACCTTGCCGTTGATGGTGATAAGGGCGCGGCTCATCCTCGCCACTCCATTTCAAAGGGAATGTCGTCGTCCATGTCCCGGCGTCGGAGTGCCTCTCCGCTCTCACGTCCCGGCAACGTTGCGCGCGGCCCTTTCCCGGTCGCGTCGGCATACTCGTTGCGTTGAGGCGCGGGATCGGAGCGTTCGCCTTGCGGCTTATCCAGCATCGTCAGAACGCCACCGTAGCCGTTCAACACCACTTCGGTGCTGTACCTCTCAACGCCGGATTGATCCGTCCACTTCCGGGTTTGAAGTTGGCCCTCAATGTAGAGCTTCGCGCCCTTCTTAACGTACTGCTCGACAACCTTGACCAGTCCATCATTGAAAATCGAGACGCGGTGCCACTCGGTCTTTTCTTTGCGCTCGCCGGTCGATTTATCGCGCCAGGATTCCGACGTTGCAATGCTCAGGTTCGCAATCGCGCGACCGTCTTGAGTGCGGCGGATTTCAGGGTCTTTGCCGACGTTGCCGACCAGAAGAACTTTGTTGACTGATCCCGCCATGTTATGCGGCCTCCTTCACGCCATAGGAACGGATGCGCGCAACTAGCGCGTCCATTTCATTGTTGAATTGATCGACGGCAGCCGCGAGCGTCTTGATGTAGGCCTCGTCACGATAGACGCGCTTGACGAACAGCGGCAGCTTCGGCCAGTAGGACACGAAGTCCCAATACTCGCGCTCCGCAATCCACATACCGCCTTGGATTTGGGCTATGTGTTCTGACGGGACATCGCCCTTTTCTAGAAGCTCGATTTGCAGATGCGGCAGCCGCGTCTTAATCTCTAAGCCGCCATCGTCCCCGATCAGGCTGTCAGGACTCGCGCCTTTACGGCCGGACTTAATGAACCCAACCTGTCGCGGGTCGCAGTCAGACATGAACGCGTATAGATCGCGCGCTTCGGCCTCCATAGCCTTCCCGCGTTCCATATGAGCGTTGGTGAACGATTCTGTAGGCTCGCCAGTGATGATCTCCCCGGCCAGCTTGCGCATATAGGTCTTGCGCGTGAGGCTTTCGCCGCCGCCCTTACCCTTCATGAGCAAGGTTTGAAATTCGCTGGCGGTGACGACGCCGGCGCGAGCCTGAAACCACTCTGACGATCCTTGTTCGCAGTCGATGATCTGCATCATGCGGCCTCCAGCGTCTTAAGGTGATAGTAAACGCGGCGACATGCCCGAACGTCGATCATCGCGTCGTGTGCGCCGTCTAATTCCTCATCAAAGAAGTGCTTGATGCACTCCTCCAACTTTGGGGGCTTTGGCTTATTGAACCCCGCAGCCAACATTCTCTCGGTTGGCGGTAGATTGACGATTGGGGAAGCCGCCTCCATCGTGCAGAACAATGTCTTGCGGAGAGGCATGGCCCTGCCGTAGTGGCGGGAGATGGCCGCCTCCATAACGCCCTTGTCGAATTTAATGTTATGCGCGCACACGACATCGGTGCGTTGGTATAGATGGGTAAAGGCACTGAGCGCGAACTCTGCCGAGACCCCGAATTGGATCGCTCTCTCATTGGTGATGCCATGCACCGACGCCGCCCGCTCCGGGATGAACACGCCATCGGAAATGCCGGGGTCAACAATGAAAGAGAAGCCGGCCACTGCCTCACCGTCATCGTTAGCTAGTTCTGCGGCCAGCTGAACGATGTATGGCTGATCGGGGTGATCGATCGGCAAGCGATCCTGAAAGAAGCCAGTGGTTTCCGTGTCGAAAAAGAGGATCATTACTTAGCCTCCCTTCGCGATAAGCAGCGCCATCGCATCGTTAAAACGCGACGCAGGAAGATCGCTGAGGCGCTCGATTTTGTAGTATTTGATAAACTTCGCTTTATCGGCGCTCTTGCTCTCGATCAGAGCCTGCAAGTCGCCAACCTGATCGGGGCTAATCGTTTCAGGCTTGCCTCCTGACGTGGCTCCGTCGTCATCATTCGATGCAGCGAGGCCGAGCATTTGAACGAGCGAATACCTTTGCAGATACGTCAGTGTTGATCCGATGGACTGGATGGCGTTCTTTGAACCGCTGGTATCGGCTGGACCCGTCAGCGTCGTCTCTTCGCTGTGGCCGGCCTTGTGTGACAGAACGCAAGTGACGCTAATCCGGTCGGTCTGCGTTGTGCGAAACCGATAGGAAAGCCCATACTTGCCAAGGATCGGGTCAACCACCTTCGCGATAGCTGCAAAGTCGGCATATCGCTTTTCGTTGTGTCCCTTGGCGTTGCGCGTGATCGTGGGGATTTCTGTTTTGGCTGCCGACACCGCCTCGTCAAAAGCCTTGCGCGCCTGATTGGCCTCCCATCGCTCACTCAGACCCATCAGCTTTTCGAGAACGTCGATATCGGCACCGCTATCAACCGCCTTCGCCAGCATCGCCATGGGCGTGACCACGGCAGGCAATTGCTCCCGCTCGGGAATAATGCTGATCTTCTCAATCTGCTGTGCACTCATTTTACTCTCCTGTGATTTGGCTTCCGGGTTAACTTGCTAGTTTCTTGTCCTGCCGGATTTCCCGGCGCATCTGCTTGTGAATGACATCCTTCAACGCAGCTCCCAGTTCGACACAGCGAATTGACCGGCGCGGCTCAGACGCGATAAGCCCGCGAAGATATGCGGCTTGGTGAATTGGCGGCAGCGCCCGAGCGCGGCGAAGGATTTCTGCAAGGGAAGGCTTCATCCGAGCCGTTCCTTGATCAGAGCGATCTTGGCGGCTAGTTCATCGTCAGATTTTAGGAGCCGCTCGATCTTGCGATGTGCATGGTACGTGGTCGTGTGGTCACGGTCGCCGGTCGCGCGCGCGATGCGCGGTAGTGATAGCGCGGTCAATTCCCTCGCCAGATACATTGATACCTGACGTGGCCGGACGACGTTTGCCGTGCGCCGTGCCGATAAAAGATCGCTCATCTCCACGCCGTAAACATCGCATACGGTTCGTTGAATGGTTCTGATGCACAGAGCGCCGGACGGAGTTACTTTGACGGCCGAGAGAACCGAGAACCAAAGCTGCTTGCGCTCTCCGCTGATCTGCCGATTAACCCATCCGTCCTCGATCGGCTCGGGCACGGGTTCAGGCTTAGGCTTCGGTTCGCAGCATTCCTTCAACTCTGCGACTAGAGCGGTGCGTTTGCTGGCCTCATGCTCTGCCGCCTTGGCAGCGATACGCTGATGAATTGCCTTGTTCTCGTTGTGATATTGGAGAGCGAGGCTCATAGCGATTCCCTCCGATCTAGTGCTGAATAACCCTTGGGTGGGTCGTTGAAGAACATTCCCGTTAGATCGCGATGCGGCGCGGCCGCACGAGTGGCGGCTTCGGCAAGCAATGCTTCGCCCGGCCTGTTCTCTGCCAGAACCTCGTGCCGCTCTGTTCTACGCTCCTCTTGCTCGCGACGGCGGGCAGCGCAATTCCTGCGCTGCTCTGGCGTCCTGCTCATGTCCCAAATCTTTTTTCTGATGCGCCCCGTATCGCATCCCAACTCTTTCGCGATTTCAGCCCGCGTTTTCCCCTGCTTCATCATCCGATGGAGCGCGGCTAGTTCTTCCTCATTCCAGCGGGTCAGCATCTAGTCGCCCTCACCCACCATAGCTTCATCTTCTGTATCGCTTTCCGCACAAGCGCTTTCACCAACCGCATTCAATGGTCCCCTAAGAGCTTTCAGTCTCATTTCATCAGCCCTGTTATCTGCTTCGATGCGAGCGCAGAGCGCCTCGTAGCTCGCCTTAATGTTTTCGTACAAAGTGGCGCGCGGCTCTTTGGCCTCGTAGCCTCTGACGAACTTTCGAATCCAGCCGGATGATGCGCCGACTGTGCGAGCAACTTGCTCGTAAGCGGCCATGCGCGATCCGGTTGTTCGTTCTGCTAGTGCGACAAGCTCATTCGCTTGAGCGCGCGTGGTTGAAATAGTTGCCGAACTAATCATTGGCGATTTTCCGACATTATTTGTACTCACTTGGACAATTCCTTCATGCAGATTGCTCGACATGGAAGGAGACAACGACGACGAAGAACTTAGTTTCATACGGCTGGCCGCTGTAACGGCCAACGTTGTTAGCTGGCTAATGGAAACTCGCGACGAAAAGCAGAATGAGAATGGCGGTCGCAATGGAGAGACCAACAAGAGCGATGAACAGAAACCAGAAAGTC